TTTGCCAACAAATTATGTGACAAAAAGCGATATTGACACAAAATTTGACAAAATTGAAGCTACAATGCAACGAATTCTTGACAAACTTGACACAAAGGCTGATAAAAATGTTTAAAAAATTATGTGCTTTACTTAAAAAAACAGCACAACCAAAGCATTTTGTTTTTCCTATCCCTGATTTAGAGTTAAAACCGGCAAAAAAACAATTAGTTAAAAAAGCCACAACTCGCAAACCTAAAGCAAAAAAACCTTTAGAAACACATTTTGTGCCAGCTAAGAAAAAAGCCATCAAAAAAGCTAATAAACGATTAACTAAACTAGAAAATGAATGATTTTTGGCAAAAAATTAAAGCCTACATCAAAGGGGCTTTTAAATCCAAAACCATCTGGTTTAGTGGTTTGATTTCTGCTTTAGGTGCATTATCAGATAATTCACAGTATTTGAGAGCATTGTTAGATGATATGAGCTTTAATGCTGTCATGATCTCTATTGGAGTCATTGTAGCTTTATTACGAATTGTGACCACAAAACCTTTGGATGAAAAATGACACCCAATGTGTGGTTCAAAATTCTGTTTTCTGGTCTGGCTTTACTTATCGCTGCTTTTTGTGGGTGGTATCCTGAGCATCTTGTCTTGGTGGCATACCAAGAAAAAGTCGCATCCGAAGGAAAAGTCCAAGAGCAACACAACAAAGACCTCATAGTTCAACAACAATTAATAACCAAACAGGTGCAGAATGATTACGAGAATAAGTTGGCTCGCATTAAGTCTTATTATGGTGGGTTGCACTACTCCAGTTGCGGTCAACTGTCCTGCTCCAAGTCAAGCACCGAAGGAACTCTTGGCACTCCCACCGACCCACAATTTGTTGAAAAATGCGCTGCAACAACCCAACAATTAGAGTCATTAATTGAATTTGTAAATCAGCAGTCAGGATTGAAATGACCAATAATGAAGTAGCTTTATTGAAAACCATAGGGTTTTCTGAGATAGGAAGGGATTTGTTGGCTCATTCCGATAATGGCTACAATGTTTTGTTTGGTGGGACACTTTTTCAAAGTTACGCAGATCATCCTAGAAAACATATTACTGTTGGTGGTCTTACAAGCACCGCTGCTGGCAAATATCAGATCCTAGAGAGGATTTATGATGAATATAAGGGTAAGGTCAAGGTCAACGACTTTTCGCCTCATGCACAGGATTTAATAGCATTAGAATTGATTAAAGAAACTGGTGGAGATATGCTCATCAATGAAGGGCATTTTAGTGAAGCCATTATTCGCTGTAATCGCATCTGGGCATCTTTGCCCAATAGCCCCTATGGACAGCATACCAATAATATGAACTATTTAGAGGCATTCTATGTCAATGTCGGTGGAACTCTAGCATGAGTGATATTTTTGATGATGCCAGCGAAGTTGAGCAGTTACAAAGAGAAATTGCAATAAAACAAATACGCAATAAAAAGAAACAGCCATTTACAGGTCATTGTCTTTGTTGCAACGAAGAAATTCTGGAAGGCAGATTCTGTTCTACGGAATGTCGTGAAGATTGGGAATTAGAACAAAAATTGAAAAGTATTACTGGTTTTTAAAATTCCCATTCGTGCTTAATCTCAAACTTAGTTTCACCATTTTCAGCATCTAAAGAAAAATGCCAAACTTCTTTTGGAAGTTGGTTTTGTTTTTCTTGTTGCTCGGCTTGTAACCGATCTTCGGTGGTAAAAGTAGTCATTAATAATCACCATAATTAGCAACAATAATTTCCATTTGTAATACCGCTAATTTGATTTGTTGCACTTGATTAGTAATATTTTGCCGACCATTGATGTCTGGATTAGCATTTAATATTTCTAATTGATTGATTAATTTTCTAATCTGCACAATGTCTTGGGAAATATCGGTCATTTTATTCTCACCACCTTTGCTTTTTTCATAATCATTTCATATTCTGCTTTTGCTCGATCATCAAGACTACGCAAAGGCAATTCTTGGTAATACTTCCATTTAGCTCTATATTCAGGTAAATCTGATGGTCGAACCCAACCATATTTTTTTACCCATCGTTCTTCAATATTCGTTCCAGTAGCTGTCCAAATATATTCGTCATTCATAGTAAAACTCCTGTTCTAAGAAAATTCGTACCAACAACAACTCCCATAATAATTAATGCCATTAAACCGCCTAATAAAAATTCTTTCATGATTTTCCTTTCAAAATGGTGCTGCTTCGAACTCAGGTAACTTTCTTTTTACTTTTACAAACACATAAGACCAACCGATACGAATACTGACAATTTGTTGCGCTTCGCATTTATGACGAACTTTTCGCATCAATTCTCCAAGCTCGTCATAGATGTAATACATAATTAATCGCAAAGTGAAACTGAACTTTCAACGATCAACTGTCTTTTGGCGACATCCACTCCAACAATGTTGTCACCATTCGACCATCTAAGCGCACCATAACCAGATTGTGCTTTCCCCATAAATCTAGAGGAAGAAAAAGCCTTTTCAATGGCTTTGCAAACTTCTGGTGACAATTCGCCATCGTATTCAATGTCAATCGCATCTTTCCAGACATCTTGATAAGATTCCATACGCAAAGAACCTTCAATCATTTTGCGACTTTTAACAAGAATTTTTCCGTTGAACATTTTGATTTCCTTTCGTGGGTTATCAGACTACATTCATAGTATTACATAGAACTATTACAACAGCAAACAATTTTCTCAATTGTTGCTTTTTTGCATAGGGTGGAGTCCTTATCCCTCACGAAAGGTCGGGCATTGCGCCAGAAGGTAATTTTTGGGTGTACCACTCCCAGAAATAAGGACTCCAATTTCATTTTAGCTTAAAAAGGAATATCTTCATCTAATTCGGTCAAATTAGACCCTTTTGAGGCTGTTGGAGCTACTTTAGCATCTGTTGTAGGCTTACCCCCTAACATCTGCATAGAACTCGCTATAACCTTTGTAGAAAACTTCTCTACACCGCTAACTTTATCAGTATATTTTTCGGTCTTGAGTTTACCTTCAATATAAACCGAACTGCCTTTTCTTAGATAATCACCAGCGATTTCCGCTAGTTTTCCAAAAAAGACTACATTGACCCATTCAGTAACTTCTTTTTGTTCGCCCTGTTTGTCTTTATATTTTTCCGTACAAGCAACAGAAATGTTGCATACAGGACTGCCATCTGGAAAGCTACGAAGCTCTGGATCTTTACCTAAATTTCCAACGAGGATTACTTTATTAACTGATGCCATGATTTTCCTTACCTAACATTAATTGAGTTTCAATTTCTACTTCTTCCAAAAACTTCTTTACTTCATCTTCCATGATGCCAATAAATTTGTCATCACGAAAAACTCTTTTTACAAACAATTGGCTTCTTTCTGGCATCCTAGGATCATAAGAAATAAAGTCATTCCATTCTCTTTGAGTGCAAGCCAGTTGCACTTGCATCTGAATAAAATACTTATTGGGTGGTTCGCCTTGTTTTATATAAGACCAATGAGTTGCAGAATTAGGACACTTGATTTCACAAAGCCCATTAGCATTAACAAGCCCATCAGGACTAGCACCAAACCATTTAATGGTGGGATGATCCACGAAAGGTATTTGTTCCACCAAAACATCATTAAAGACTTCATAAGCCATCCTAGCTTTAGGTTCATTATCCGTACCCCATTGCATAGCAGGGTTGATGTATGACTCCTCAATCTGACCAGTAACTCTTTGTAAAGCTAATTCAATCAAATAATTCTGTCTACTGGCAGAAACCCCTGTCTTGGTTTTAGCTAGAATATCCGCTACTCTGCTGGCTGTCACTTTGCCCAAGCGTAGTTGATGCCATTCCAAAGTTCCCTGCAATATTTGTGTCATTTTCGGTTTCCAGACTTGAATAAACTACTGTAGTTAAAGTCAATATATATTTGAGATCATTCAAACTTAATTGCCCCAATAAATGAATGATTTTCATAACAGCAATATCATTGTCTAGTGTTTGGGGTTTAATTAAAGGTTCGATCATGATTGAACCGCCATCAATTCATTTTTGCGAATGTCTTTGGATTGCTCAAGTTCTTTAAGAGTTCCGCAAGCCTTGACCGCTGCAATGTAGTTAGATTTGAGTTCATCCAAATCAGTTGATTTCATGATCTGTTCGACAAAGGGCGAAATGTCAATTGGCTCTTTTTCATCCTCAAAAGGCAGGTCATCCCCGCTGTAAATATATAGACCCAAACCAAATAAACTGATAGTCTTTGTTAAGCAGCGCATCATCGCTGTATTCACATCCATTGCATTTGGATTAGGGATAGCTTTATTCTGATTATTGATAACTGGCATCTGACAGATCATGGACTTACCAAAAGCATTGACAGTACAAAAAACCATCATGGTTTCATTAAAGTACATGGGATCACCAAAAGACCAAGTAGCCGTAGGATCATTTTGAAGTAGTTGATCTACAGCCCATGTCCATGAAAGATAGGTAAAACGACCCTTCTTTTCAGTATGCTCGTTTACATTGATTTTTCGTAGTTCATTAAATGTTTTCATGATTACCTTTCGTGATTAATCTCTGACTTGACTTTCAGCTACATCTAAAGCAAATCTTTCCATATAGTCATACGCTAAAGACATAATTTTTCTGCCGATTTGTTCATAATCTTCAGAATCAATTGCATCCTGTAATGCAGCTGCCGTATCCACATCCAACTCGCTTAATGCTTCTGCAACTGCACCAGAAGTATTAGGGTTATATTCTTTTTTCATTAATTGATAAGCTCGTTCTTGGATTTCGTCATAGCGATCATCGTAATCCTCAGGCTCATAGTAAGCATCGTGTCTACTCATTCCCATCTTAGTTTCCTTTCGTGAAAGCCCCCGAAGGGGCAAAGTTTAAAAACTATAGTCGTAATATTCATCCCGAACACCGATTTTTACACCACCAGTACCGATGTTAAATCTGCCAGTTTTAGGATTTATAAAAACGGCTTGCCAAAATCCATAAGGAGCAGTTTTTCTAAAGTATGAAATTCGACCATTTGGGTCTGGACTATATTCGTATTCTTGACTTTCACTCATGCCATTTTTGTCAATACGAATTGCATTATCTTCTTGAACTTTGATATACAAAACATCTTTTTTCTTAAAGACTTCAATGATCGTACCAGCATGACGATCTGTCCAACTTAACAAAGTTGCGCCCATACCAACATAAGGTGTTGGTTCGCCTTTGACTGCTCGGCTATCGAAATGATTCATTAATGAACCAGTTCCACTTCCAAGTTTTAACATTTGATTTCCTTTCGTGAGTTAATCAGACTACATGGGTAGTATTACACAAAACTATGACACAAGCAAATAGTTCTGTGCAAAAATGCAACGATGCAAGAAATCTACCTAGAATTGCCCCTTCCACCCTCAGTAAACAGCTATTGGGGATTTGCTGGTTCTAGGCGATTTTTAACGCTACAAGCGAGAGAGTTTAAAAAACAAGTGGCTCATATAGTGAGCCAACAATCAATTAACTTTGGTGATAAAAGATTGTCTTTGACAACGACTTTGCATTTTAAAGATCGTAGGAAATCAGATATTGACAATCGAATCAAGAGTTTACTTGATGCTTTGGTACAGTCTGGATTGTTCGATGATGACTCTCAAATAGATGAACTCCATGTATATAGGGGTGCTATATACAAGCAAGGGAAATCACTTATAAAAATTTCTGAATTAGAAATAAAAAAGTAGTATGATCTTTTCCTTGGGCTAGGTTCGCAACCGAAAAAGCATCTAGTCAATGCTCTGCCCAATCCCTTAATCTGACTACCTTGGACTGAAGGAATATGCACTACTACAAATTTAATATTTCCGATTGGCATCTGGCTACTAGCCATTTGAGCCTTGAGGAAGAAGCTGTCTATTTCAAATTAATCAATTTTTACTATGATTCAGAGCAGCCAATTTCTAAAGAAACCCAATCGGTTATCAGAAGGTTACGACTTGTAAACCAAGAAAAAACCATCCTCGCAATACTGAAAGAATTCTTCACTTTGAAGAAAGATGGTTGGCATCATGAAAGATGTGACATCGAAATCGCTAAGTATCACGAGAAGGCTGAGAGGAATAAAGCAGTCGGAAAATTAGGTGGAAGACCTAAGAAAATCAAGGACTTAGACCATAACCCAGAAATAACCCAGATGGTTTCCAAAGAGAACCCACAACAAACCCTAACCACTAACCATAAACCACTAACCACTAACCATAAAAATACTACTCCAACTCCTGACGGAGTTTCATCTGATCTTTGGCAAGATTTTTTGGTTTATAGGAAAAGACTAAAAGCACCAGTTACGGACAGAATTGTCAATCGTCTTATTTCAGAAGCGAACAAGGCAAAAATGCCCCTTTCTGAAGTGCTTGAAATTATCATGTTTAAGGGATGGAGATCATTCGAGGCAAGCTGGATTGAAAAACAGGCTCAGAAAGCCAAGGAAATGCCCCTAGGAAGCGATAAACAGATCGAGGAAGCATACAG